GCTCTATGTACGGTTGAGTAGAGCACATACTTACTTAGATAAGGTGGTAACAATTTCATGCCACTACGATATTGTCGTGCATAGGAATAGAGGACTGCCATTGCTTGAAAATCTTTGTCCTTTCCTTCCTTCCCGCGATATAGCCACCATCTTGACTGTTCTGGACATATTGCTTTAGTGGCAATTTCATCTAGCGGAAGATCCGGAATGCCATATTCCCATGTGGCTCCTAAGAAATGAACTTTACCTTTGAGACTCTTCTTAACGTTGAGGATTATCCCTATCTCCTTTAGAACATTGGCTATATCCTGAAGCTGAACGCTGTTTGGCGCCGAAAAGATAGAGTCATCACCCAACACGAGTAATTTACTCGGGCTTAGGTCAAATCCTAGTCGCCTTGATGTGTAGCATAACGCAATGACATTGACTATTGAATCGATTAACTGCGTGAAGTAACTTCCAGAGGGTACACCACACTCTTTACCAGTATAGAGATTCCCATCAGGCATCACTATAGGTGTTCTCTTGAAATAGTCCACAATACGCTTCCAACCTAAGCGTTCTCTGTCCTCTTCCCGAAACCAAGTAGATAGTATTTCAAATGCAACGTCTATCAACTGTGAAGGAATCGTAGAATCGAACTTCGAATAGTCAAGTGCGAATGGTGTTAGACCACTGTCCTCCCGGCATATTACTTGGCTTATCATTGAGCCTACATGGAACTTTGATCTGCCAAAGGCCATAGGAGTTAGCTGTGATAAGAAAGTGTCAATGAGTGGTCTCGCAAAGGTGGCTTCAATCATGGTCATCTCAAGAGGGTAACCCCAAACTAGTCGAGTTTTCCCCCCAGCACTAGTCCTCGCAAAGGCTATACACGGATTAGGTGCTTTCGTCCTGCTCAGAACATCCTTACGACGGGACATACCTCTGTCCAAGTTTACTAGCTTATTGCCATCGTATCCTGCACCAGCGCTCTTGTCCAGCTTCAGTGCTTTGGGAATTTGTGAGTCATGAAGTGGATCCAGTGTAGCATAACCCTTAGGTTTTGCGAACACACCGAAGGCTTTAGAAATTGCGTATCTCATCTCTGGTGTGCCGAGATTGATAGTCAGACCCTTATTTACAGAATAGTTACAGAGTTTGACATACATCTCCTCAGGGTCATAAATATTTGCTGGATTTACTTCAATAAATCCGAATCCCTGTTGCCTGAGAACGTACAAAACGTTTGTGTCAACATAAGGAGTTGAAACTGGTGTACTATACTTCTTGACGTACCCTATGCCAACGCGCTTGAACGTGCCCTTACACTGAAAGCCTTTTTCCAGTAACATTTGCTTCGCCATGGAAATAAGTCTCCTTGGTGTAGAGCGTACCCTTCACCGACCTTCGATTAGCTCCACGATAGCTTATTCTTAGGTTAGGCCACGGATGAAAACTCTCGATCTCACCTGATAATAACACGCCTTAGATTTCTCGCAGAATTCGGGCAAACGAGATAAATGGATGGTGTTAGCTGGGATTTCA